ACGACTACTGCAAAGCGGTATCGGACACGCAGGCGTATAAGGCTCTTGGTAATGGTTGGACGGCTGAGGTAATTATACATATACTTTGGAACGCATTAAAAAACATACCGAAACACGAGCAAATCGCCGTTTTGTCTATGTATGACGGAATAGGCACAGGCAGGTATTGTCTTGACAAAATGGGCTTTAACAACGTTAAGTATTTCGCCTATGAGATAGACAAGTATGCTATGCAGGTTGCTAAGGATAATTACCCCGATATAATCGAATGTGGCAACGCATTTCAATTAAGACAGGCGGTGTGGAGACTGCCGATATAAAAACAAAGAGGACAACGTTATGGATATAAAGACACTTTTAGTATTAAATAACATCGGCTTAATTATAGCCGTAGTAGCATTGAGCGTTTTAATGGCTTTGCTTATACGCTCGGAAAAGAAACTCGCCAAACACGGCGAATCGTGGTTTTTCAAAAAGAAAAAATAAATAAGGAGTAAAAAATATGAAAAACACTGTAACTGCTAACCAAATCGACAAAATTATCAAAGAGGGCACTGTAAATGTAATTACATTAGGCGAAAAAACAACTCTTGTAGAGTTTATCACAAAAGAGGGTTTTGTAATGATAGAATCCTCCTCTTGCGTAGATAAGTCGAACTACAACGAGGAAATAGGAAAAAATATTTGCCTTGAAAGAATACGCAATAAACTTTGGGAATTTGAGGGATATTGCCTGCAAAAAGACCTATTCTACAACGAGAAAAGCCAGGGCGATTGCGAGCCCTCAGCAAAAGAGCGTGTAAAGATTGAACGAGACGAAATCGACGGCAGGTTAGAGAAACTCGAAATGTTTATGGGAACGGAAAAATTCTCAAAACTGAGTCTCGCTCAGCGTTCGTTCTTGATTAAACAAAGCGAAATTATGAGAGAATATATAGCAATTTTGGATTTAAGGCTTTCCGTTTGGGAGGACTAAATATGAACAAGGTGTTTTTAATCGGTAATGTAACAAAAGACCTCGAACTTATGCAAACGACGAGCGGTAAATCCGTGTGTAAGTTTAATATTGCAGTAAACAGGAATTACACGCAGGGAGGCGAAAAGGTAACGGACTTTTTCACAATCGTAACGTGGGGCGGACAGGCTGAGACTTGTGCCCGATACTTGAAGAAAGGCAAGAAAATTGCCGTATGTGGCGAATTACAGCAACGCTCTTTTGAGGGTAACGACGGTGTAAAACGCACTGTAATTGAGGTGCAGGCACAGGAGGTGGAATTTCTCTCGTCTGCTGAAAGACAAGCGGATTCGGACGATATGCCGCCCAGAGCAAGCAATAACAACGGATTAGTAGAAACGGACGAGCGTTTGCCGTTTTAACGAGGTGTAAAATGCAAGTTAAAATGAAAAGACAACAAATCGCTCATTTTTCGTATGTAGAAGAAAGGGAAACATTTATACCCGACTTTGATAAAAGCGAGTGCTACGACCTTAACGCATTTTTAGAGGATTTTCAAAACGCTTATTATCGTAGCGGCGTGTGGAACGAATACAAATTGATACCTATGCAAGAGGCGATAGAAAGGTGTAAAAGAACGCCATACGGAGCCGATATTTATATCGAGTATGACGAGGCTTACGAACTCGGCGAGGGCGAGGGGCGTTGTGATATATATTTTAATTGCCCTTGTAATAGCGATATGTATTAAGGAGCAAGACAATGACAAAAGCACAATGGAAAGCGATATACGATTATTGCGAGGAAAACGGCTACGGAAAGCCATACGAACTATTAACCGAACTTAAAGCGATAAACGCCGTTGATAGACAGGCAAGCGTCGAAGATTTGGGAGATTACGCCGACGGCTACGATTACAACGGTATGAAAGAATTTTTACAGGAGGCGTTAGGCTAATGCGTTGCGAAAATTGTGATTACTGCCAATATCCGAGAACATCGGACGACAACGGCGGAGCCTGCAAATGCAGGGCTATGAAAAGAAAGACAATAGACGTTATGGTATCGCTCGGGGAAACGCCCGAGTGGTGCCCTCTCAAAGAGAGGGAGCGAGAGCAGTATATCAAGCATTACAGGGATTTTAGGAAAGAACTTGACAAGATGTGTGTTCCGCTTATTATCGGCGAAATGAAACGAATCGAGACTATTAAGGCGGACGGTAAGATTGTCGGAATGGTCGGAGGGTTTACCGACTATATAGACTGCGTTTATGTAAAGCCTGAATATAGACGCAAGGGGCTTGCAAAGCAGGCGGTATTAAAGTTTGTTGAGGGAAACCTTGATTACGGTATCAGGCTACATATTATCAACAATAATAACGTCGCTTACGATTTTTGGAGTAAGATTTTTGAGTTAAAGAAAATCGGCACTAACGCCGTTGACACGCTCTATGAAATCGTAAAAATTAAGGAGTAGGTTATGGGTGGTAAATACGAAATAACAGGGTGGAGTTATCCTTACAAAGGCTACCTCGAATATCACGAATATACAAATAGTTTTTGGAAAGCGTTAAAACTTTTCAGGAAAGCAAAGAAAAAATACTACTGCGTCTCTTTCTCTATAAGAAACGAGAAAAACAAGGAGGCAAGCGATGTATAACAAATCGGTTTTACTTAGCACACAGCCCAGGTGGTGCTTTGAAATAATCAACGGCAAGGACACCGAATTACGCAAAACAAAGCCTAAATTACAGCCTCCTTTCAAGGTGTTGCTATACTGCACGAAACCGAGCGTTAAGGGTAGATATTTTGTTGGTGCGTTGGGCTTTAATTCCGACGAATTATACCGCACCCCCTACGGAAAAATCAAATACGGCGACAGCGTAGAACTTATGGCGTGTGGTAGCGAAAAATACAGCAAGGATAATTTCCTTAACGGTAAAGTCATAGGCGAGTTTATATGCGATAGGATAGACGAATACAAGTGCGAATTTGTGGACGACGATTGTTTGGAAACAGTGCACCTCATAGACAGGGAGGACTGCGACGACGAGGATTATCCAGACCGAACGATTATTTGGAGCAACGAGGGCGATAATTACAATTTTAGCCCTGACGACGAAATTATAAAGGGCTCTCGTGTTTCATACAAAGAGTTAAAGAAATACATAGGCTACGGCTTTAATACCTTTTACGGCTGGCATATTACCGACCTTAAAATTTACGACAAGCCGAAAGAGTTAAGCGAGTTTAAGACCTTTTGCAGGAATGCGTATTGTCAAGAGGTGTACGGCGATAAAGAGTGGTTTTGCAAAGACGGATATGCCCCTTGTGCCGTAACGGACAAGAAAAAAGAATTTCCTTATAACGAGGAGTGTATATATTTTGATTGTCCGAGTTGTGGAGGCGAAAGTTGCGAAAATGAAGATTTTGCGTACTGTTTGTGTGAGGGGCGTAAACCTGTTTTAAGGGCTCCGCAGTCTTGGTGCTATGTGGAGGTTAAGTAATGAGCGAGATTTTATATCGAGGCAGGAACAGTAAAAAGGAGTGGGAGTATGGCGTGCCGTTGATTTGCGAAAACTCTCAAATTGCCTACATAACGCAGTTATTCTCATATAATGCAAGAGTCGATATTGAAACAATAGGCAGATATATCGGGCTTGAAGATAGAAAATGCCGAAAGATATTTACAGGCGACATCTTAAAGGACGAGGACGGCAAATTGTACCTTGTTGTAGAGGAAACAACACGAGTAGTCCTTAAACGCCAAAATAAGCGTGTTACGACCTGGCAATATACGCACAAAAAGGAAATTGTCGGGAATATACACGACAACCCCGACCTTTGGAGGTGGACTAAATGAACGTTATAGAATGGTTTTTCGGCTACGAGGCGATAGAGTTTTACGGAATGCCCTGCTGTGTTTTAGGGTTTTGCATAATGTGCCTTTTGTGCTTATGTCTCTTAGGAATTGTGCTCGGCAGTGTATATGCTTGCACCGCCGATATTATCAGGCGAATTACTCGTAAAGTAAAATCGAAAAAAGACGACAGGAGGCAGGACAAATGAAACTAGAATACAAAGACTATCTAATAACCAAAAGGCAAAAAGTCTTAATGACGCTCGCCCCTTACTTAGAACTATTCGGGATTGAGGGCGACTACCAAATAACCGAAACAGGCGGCGAATATCTCGTCTTAGACGGACAAAAGATAGGTTGCACATCAAATAGTATAGACGCAGTATTTCAGGAGTTTATTGCCTATATTTTCGTCGAGTGTTATTGCAGGCACCGCTCACTTGGAGCCTTTGAGAAACAAGTATTAAAGCAAATAAAAACATATTGGAGGGATTAACTATGTTAAAACTTAAAGAAAATGCGAACATCGAGGAACTTGTAGGCTTAGGCTTTACGAGTTTTAAGGTAAACAGGGACCAGACGAATTATTATTTTGCCGTCAGGCGTGGAAACCACGTTATTATCGTGAACAACAAAACACGCACGCTGACGCTCGATAATATCCACGACAGCGACAGCCGTTTACACGCAAATATTAAGTGGCAGAACAAGACCGCTACCGTCGAGGACGGCGTTTATCTGCTTGCCAACGCAGGATTGATTGAGAGGGTATAAAATAAGAGAAAAGAGAGGATTTTAGTATGGGGTATGTAGGCACAAATAGACCAGCAGGGAGACCTAAACAATTTTATAGGTATGAATTGCCAAGCGGTGTAGTTAAAGTCGTAAGGGCACAGTGTGCGGACTTTAAGCGAAAGGAAATAGCGATAAAACAAGGCGGAATCGCCGAGGAAATATTGCAGGTTTACATAGCAACCAACGAGGCAATAAAAAGGGCTCTCGGGGAAATTGAGGAGCCCTGCCGTGATTTCTTCCTGTCGGACATCGCCGAGAATAGAGGCTACGACAAGAGCCAAAGTCAATGGTTGCTGTCGCATAATTCATACTACGCCCGAAAGCGTAAGGCGATATACGATATTGCCAAATTCCTGCTCTTAATTTAAGCCTGGCAAGTTACAGGCAAGTAAAAAGACGGACAATCTACTTAGTAGATATAACTACATAAATTGATTATTATAAATAAATATATACTACTATGTAGATATAATACTACTAATAAAAACCCATTAACTCTCTCATAATCAATCAAGCAAGTTAAAATACACGAGATTTTATTTGTTAAAAAATAATTTTCGGGTAAAATTTTAAGTAAATACTATGATAAACTTATTATAGTGCCAAAACCCTTAGAGGTTAGAGCCCTGCTCCCAATAGGTCGGAGTGGGGCTTATTTTGTTTAATTTGAGTATATAAGGAGCGATATAAAACAAAATGAGCGATACAAAGAAACCCACGACAACTAAAAAGGCGACGACAAAAAAGAAAGCCGAGCCTAAGAAAGAGAGAAAGCCTAATAGCGGACAGTTTAAGAAAGGTAACACTATCGGTAAGGAAACTCGCTTTAAGAAAGACCACGATTTGTCTTGTAAGTATAAGCCTGAGTATTGCGATATGTTGTTAGAATACTTTTCTAACGTAGAGAGGGAAATTATATACGAGGAGTTTTATTTTCCTGACGGCAGTCTTAAAGGTAAGAGACCTGTGCAGGTATTACCACCTAAATTGCCAACGATTGAGGGCTTTGCGACTAAAATAGGCGTGATACATCAAACGCTATTGAATTGGTGCGAGCAATACCCCCAATTTAGTAACGCATACGCACGAGCGAAACAAATACAAAAGGACATCATAATGACGAATGGTGCTCAAAAGCAGTATGATAGCAATTTTTCTAAGTTTTTGCTTATGAATAATCACGGAATGGCGGAGCAGGTTAAGACCGATACGACATTTAAGGTGGTTATGGACGACGGTATAGACGAGGAAAGCAACTAATATGGCTGAAATCACTATAAGACTTGGTAAGCCGCAACCAAAGCAAAGAGAATTTATGCTCGCAACCAAACGCTTTGTTGCTTTTGGCGGAGCGAGGGGCGGCGGTAAATCGTGGTCGGTTAGAGAAAAGGCTAAGAGGCTTGCTATCAAATGGGCTGGCATTAAAATCCTTATCGTGCGTAAGACATACAACGACTTACGAGACAACCATATTTTGCCTTTACAAATGGACTTGCCTACTGAATTTGCACCTTACAAGGAGGTAGATAAATCCTTTGTATTCCGCAACGGCTCTCGTATTAAGTGTTGTTATTTTGATAACGATAACGACGCTTTACAATATCAGGGGCAGGAATACGACGTTATTTTCTTGGAGGAGGCTACGCAATTTACGGAACTCGTCTTTAACGTTATGAAAGCGTGTTGTCGTGGTGCAAACAATTTCCCTAAGAGAATATACCTAACCTGCAACCCCGACGGCGTGGGCTTTTTGTGGGTTAAAAGGCTTTTTGTTTCCCGAGATTACCTCGAAAACGAGAATCCCGACGATTATATGTTTATACAGTCGCTCGTTGACGACAACCAGGCGTTGCTCGAAAAAGACCCCGAGTATGTTAAAATGCTTGATTCTTTGCCTCCTGAAATGAGGGAGCGTTGGCGTTATGGCTCGTGGGAGGTTTGCGAGGGGCAATATTTCGGCGAATTTAGACGAGAGATACATACTTGTGAGCCGTTTATTATTCCGCCCGAGTGGCGTAGATATAGAGCCTTTGACTATGGTTTGGATATGCTCGCTTGCTATTGGATAGCGGTTGACAGCCTGCATAATGTTTATGTGTATAAAGAACTGTGCCAGAGCGATTTACCTATATCAACCGCCGCCCGAAAGATATTAGACTTTACCAACGAGGACGAGGACATCTATTTGACACTTGCTCCTCCTGACCTCTGGGGGCGTAGTCAAGAGACAGGAAAAAGCAAAGCGATTCTATTCGGCGAGGCAGGCTTAACCCTTGCACAATCGAGCAATGACCGAGAGGCAGGGTGGCTCGCCATAAAGGAACTGCTTAAACCCGACGCTGAGGGGCAACCTCGCTTACACATCTTTACGAACTGTAAGAAACTCATTAAGAACTTACCCGAACTGCAAAGAGACGAGAAACGCCCCACCGACTGTGCGACTGAGCCGCACGAAATAACCCATAGCCCCGACGCTTTAAGGTATTTCGCTATTTATTGGACGAGACCTGCACCGACGGCGGCGGATAAGAGAGTGTATTATCGCCCTGACGAGTTAGAGGATTACAGGCGAGCACGCTCTCAGGAAGAAAGAGACTTAATAATTAAACGCAAGGGAGGTAAACCGTTATAATGCGTGTTGATAAACAAAACAAATTACAGTTTTTTAAGGACTTGTATGACAACGCCAAAAGTAAACAGGAAACAATCTTAGAGGATTACGAAAAATGGCGTAAGCAATACAAGGGTAGCCTTGAAATCGACGGCGGAGCGGAGGACGCAAAGACAGGTAGAAACATTACCTATGAACTCTTAGAGAGTCAATTTTCGAGTTATTTGCCAACTACCGCCGTAACGCCTGAAATCTTTTCCGAAAGGAACGAGAGGAACGCCAAGAGTATCGAAAAACTCTTACGAAACAAGCGTAATCGCTTGCCGTTTGAGAAACTTAACGATATGGACGAGAGGTATTCGCCTATTTATGGTGGCAGTATTTGGCTCGTGGAGTGGGATAACTCCATAAAGACGCATAACACTGTCGGCGACGTTAAGATTACTATTTGGAGCCCCTCTCATTTTGTAGGACAGCCTAAAATTTACGACATCGACGATATGGAATACTGCTTTATCCACTTTGAAACAACCAAAGAGGATTTAATGCGTAAGTATGATGTAACGCTCGATGTAGCCGAAGAAACCGAGAGCGAGGACAACGACAGCGACGAGACCGCTACCGTTGTTGTTTGCTATTACAAGGACGATAACGACAAGATTTGCCAATATATCTGGTCGGGCGATACGGAATTGCAGGACATTGAGGACTTTTACTCTCGTAAAAAGTATATTTGCAAGAACTGCGGAAAGCGTAAGGAACTCTGCAACTGCGATAATCCCGATTATGAAATGCAGGACGACGAATACGAAGAACTCGACCACGATATTGTGTTGACGGACGGCTCCGTTATTCACGCAAACTCGCCTGTAATGAAAGACGGACAGGTGGTAACGGAAACGGCGAAACAGCAGGCTTTCTTAGAGGACGGCTCCGCCGCTATGGACGAGGTAAACGGTATATTGATACCGCAGACGATAGATGTGCAGGTGCCTAAAATGGAGCCTACGAGACTGCCATATTATACGCCTACTAAATTTCCTATCGTTATTCGTAAGAATACCTCGCAGGAGGACTGCCTACTCGGGCAATCCGATTGTGAGTTTATCCGCCCCGAACAGCAGGAAATCAACAAAATTATGTCTCGTATTTCCGACAAACTTATGAAAGCAGGCGTTTATCCTACCGCTCCCGAAGATTATGCAGGGCAATTCGATAACGGACTTTATGAGAACGTTATAAAAGTAGGACAGGACAACTATAAACTGTTTGGACGAATTGATTTGCAGGTAAACATACAGCAAGATATTGAAATGGCGGAAAGACACTACGACCACGCTAAGCGTATTTTGGGTATTACCGATAGTTACCAAGGACAAGCCGATAACACAGCAACAAGCGGTAAGGCAAAACAAATACAGGTGCAACAGGCCGCAGGACGACTTGACAGCAAGCGTAGAATGAAGAACGCCGCCTACACCGAGATTGACGAGATTATCTTTCAGTATTTCCTTGCTTATGCGGACGAGCCGAGAGTCAACTCGTTTAAGGATTCTCAGGGCAGACTGCAAAACGCTACTTTCAATAGATACGACTTTATCGAAAGAGACGAAAACGGCGAGTATTACTATAATTTCTCTTATTTATTCGATACGGACCAGACAGGCGATGTCGAAAAATCAAGAGAGACTATTTGGAGCGAAAACCGCTTGAATTTCCAAAATGGCTGTTACGGCAACCCTCAGGAACTCGAAACCTTGCTTATATTCTGGCAACAAATGGAAAAACACCATTATCCCGACGCAAGAGATATGGTGGAACGCATAAGGGGTATAATCGAGGCTCAAAGACAGGCTATGCAACAGCAAATTGCACAGCAAAAGGCTGAAAACGACAAACTTAGAACACAAAAGATAATGGCGGAGGATAAAGCCGCAGGAGCCGAGGGATATATCGACTATCTTAAAAATTTTCAGGGAGGTAATAGGTAATGGCTAATCAAGCAAAATACGGCGAAAATCTTAGTTTTTTCACTGAAAAATCAAAGCCAGATGTCAAGACTAAGACTAAAAAAGAAGAAAAGGCGACAACTACCACGCCTAAGGCGACACAGCAACCGCAGGGAGGCTCCGCAGGTAACTATGGTGTAGGCAACCTTTCGAGAGGGGCTCTCAATATTTTGTCTCAGGTTTTCGGCGGTAGCGGTAAGATTAACGCCACTCCCAAAACGGCGAGTTATGGTGCGAATATAAAGAAAAAGCAGGAGGACACCAACAATGGCTAATAACATTTTTAGCAAGTGGTTTGATAATTGGAAAGAATCAATCAACAAAATCAAAACAGGGAACGGCACCTATGCAGGCGGTATAACACAGTGGATAAATAATATTTTGGGTAAGAATAAAGGCGATTCTACCGAAAACAACGGAGGAACAACCACGCAAAACATTACTCAATTAAATGCTCCTGCCAACGTTACGCCAACCACTACGACTTATAGTGCAAATGTCAGTCCTGAAACTGTTAGCACGGAGGGGGTTACAGGAAATCCTACGACTGCACCCACCAACACCGAGGGGGATAGCACGGAAACGCCTACCACGCCTCCTGCGACAACGCCTACTCCTGCGGAGCCTACGGCTGAAACGCCTATGACCTACGAGGAATATATCGCCTCCGAAAAAGAGAGGGCGGAACAAGAGAGACAGCAGGCTCATAGAGACGCTGAACTCGCTAAGGAGCGTGCTACCGTTGACGCTCACGCTGACTACGAGCAAAGCAAGGCTACATACGGAGCAAACGCCGAGACTATGGCTCAAATGGGGCTTACAGGCGGCGGTTATAGTGATTACCTTAACGCCCAGGCTTACGCTCAAAAGAGAGACGATATTCAGCACGCTAACGTCGTAGAGGCGGCGACCAAACAGGGTGCCGACACGGCATATTCCGATACCATTGCAAACCTTAACGCTCAGCAATTCGCTTATAACCAAGAGCAGGAAAACTACAAGAGCGGAATTTATAACACTTTATTTTCCGAGGCTCAAAACCCTAACACGCATTATACGGCTGAAAGTATTAGAGCAATGGCGGAAAAGGCAGGGCTTTCCGAGGAAGAAACCCAAACGCTTGTCAATACGCTTACAACCACGAAAGATAACGCAAAGACCGAGGCTGACAATGCGAAGAATACCGACCTTTACAATTCGCTTTGGATTGAGGTGCAAAAGCCTGACACTGCTTATACCGTTGACAGCCTTACTGAGTTTATGCGTAGAAATGGTATGTCGGAGGCGGATATTACCGCTCTTACAGGCATATTGCAGAATACGCTAACAAAGACTGAGACTGACAATGCGAAGAATACCTCTACCAGCCTTAGACTTGGGGCGATAGAGGAAATAAATACTAAGGGTGGATTGTCAACGCAGTATATCAATGAACTTAAAGCGGCAGGCATATCCGACGACGATTTGCAGGCGGTTATAAAGTATAACCAAGATTATCATTTTACAGCCGAAAAATCAGAACTTAACGCAGGCGACAGCACTACAAAGGCTGACCTCGATTTGTTATTGAGAGAAAATCGCATATCTCAGGAACAGTATAACGAATTGCTGACGCAAAATCAGGGTATTTATAACGATTATTACACCGAGGTTTTGGACGCAAGCCTGAGCGATTTTGATTTTTCGGCGGCGGATAAGGCGTATAAGGACGGCAACCTTTCTAAAACGCAGTATGACGCTCTTAAAAACAAGTTTAATACCGATATTGCAAGCGTTATCTCGGCTGGCGTTATTTTTTACGAAAACAATGCTCTTATAGACGAGTCAAGAGCGAAAGAACTTGTTAAGGTGTTCAAAAACACAGGCTGGCTTTCTTCCGATAATTCGACCAAACTTGATGATTTACTTAACGACAAATACAAGAAAGACGAGGACGACGGAGGCAGTTGCGTTGCAAAAGGCACAAGGATTCTCTTGCCTAACGGCGAGTATGAATTTATCGAAAATTTGGCAGTGGGCGATAGAATTTTGTCTTTCGACCACACAAACGGAACTTGCATTGAAACAAAAGTCGCATACTCTTATTTTGCAAAATCAAGCGTAAAAATCATTAAACTTAACTTTACTAACGGCGTTTCTATTGAGTTGCTTAATACAGGGCACGGATTATATGACTTGACGCTCGATAAATATGTATTGATAACCCACGACAACGTGAGTGAATTTGTCGGACACTCGTTTGCTTATTTGGATTTTGCCGAGGGCAAACTCGCTCCGTCAAAAGTCGAATTGTTGACCTTTGAAATCACGGAAAACCTCGTAGAACGTTACGACATTGTGGCAGAAAACAAGTTAAACCATATAGCCAACGGACTTTTGGCGTGCTCAGATGTTCTCGTAGGCATTTCTAATATGTTCGATTATAAAAACTTGTTATGCAGTGCGGAAAAGGTTGCAAGCGATATTGAAAAATTCGGGCTTTACTCGTATGACGAGTGGGCGGAATATGTTTCAAAAGAGGATTTTGACACATTTAACGGAGCCTATTTCAAAATTGCAGTCGAAAAAGGCTTGTTGACAATGGAAGAATTGTTTGCACTAATTGGCTTTATTAAAACTCAATGGGAAAATGGGAATACATCAAAATAGGAGCAAAAAATAATGGCAACTATTAACGAAATAATGCAAAAGTATGGCTACCAACAAAGAACGGGCTCGCTTTTGGAAAATGAGGAATATAGAAAATACTTGCAAGCCTCTTACGACGAGGCAAACAGGAAAAAGAATAACGGAGGCGTGCTCGGGGGAATTGGCTATTTCTTCGAGCAGTTAGGTCTTGGTGCTCTCAGCGTAGTAGAGGGTGTTTGGGATTTTACGGCAGGCGGACTCGCCGACCTTTTCGGGGCGGACCAGTGGGCGGAGGAGCAGTTTGCTAACGATTGGGTGAACTATAACCACGCTAACGAATGGTATAATCCTACGGACGGTATGCGTGTCGTCGGCGATGTCGCAAGCGGTTTAGGCAATACGCTTGTCGGCGTTGGTGTAGGCTTGGCAACAGGTGGTAGCGGTTGGGTCGTTATGGGAACAGTCGGGCTCGGTGCCGCAGGTAATGCTACAAAAGAGGCTTACAAACAAACAGGCGAACTTGGTTGGAAAGAATACGGCTACGGCTTGCTTTCAGGTGCAACTGAGGCCGCATTAGAAAAGGTTACAGGCGGAACGGAAAGAATGATAAAGAATCTTTCTAAGAATACCGCAAAAACAGTAGTAAAGAAAAGCCTGTTAAAAGAGATAGGAAAAGACTTTATTAGCGAGGCTTTCGAGGAGGGTATGAGTGAATTTCTCGACCCATATTACAAGCGTTGGACGCAGGTTGACCCCGAGGCGAAAAATGCAACCTGGCAACAGGTGGGCTATTCTGCTCTCGTTGGCGGTTTGTCGGGTATGCTCGGTGGTAGATTTACGGCAGGTATTGGCTCGGCAGATAGTGCTATAAGAGCAACAAAGAGAGGCGGTAAAATCGCAAGTAGCCCTGAGCAATTAAAGAATACCGTCGAAACGGCGACTCGTGTTGCCGACTACGAGACCGAACATAACACAGGCAAAGGCATTTATCAGCACGTTAAGGGGCTTGTAGAAAAGTTTAAGGGGCTCGATAAAGGAAACGGCGTTGTGTCGATAGGACAAAAGAGGCTTTTAGGCGAAATGGAAAGGGCGAATATCGCCCTTGCTTATGAGCCAGAGGTCGAAAAGAGCAAACAAAAGATTTTAGCAAACCCTGACGAGTTTATAAAAGCAGTCAACGAAAAGGGCTTAATTGACGGAACAGGCAAGCCTATACACATCGAAAGCGTAGAGGCTCTTAAAAACAATAGCGAACTGCTTACCCACTTTGCTGTTGCAGACGCTCTCGGGCAAATTTTAAGGAGCGGTAATTCCGTTTATGACCTCGTTATGAGCAAGGGAGCGACGGACGGAATTGTGCAGGCTGAGTTTAGAAAATTGCAGAAAGACGGAAATCCTCAACAAAAAGCCGCAATGAACGAAACTTTCGGTATTGATATTGATTCTATTACCTACGAGGAATTTATAGACAAGGTGCAATCCACAAGCCGTGATGTAATGATAAGCAAACAAACGGCTATTAAGACGAGAAAGCAAGCGAAAGACGCTATTTCTCACGCAATAAATACCAACGCCGATATAGGCGTGCTCGATAGCAACACGGCGTTTGCTGAGGGTATGAGCGTATTTAAGACAAAGGACGGTAAGTATGTTTCCGTTTCCAAGCAGGGCGATAGTTATTATCTTTATGCCGACGGTAATATTTCTTTACCTCTTACTAAGGCTAAATTAAAGAGCACTATTAAGGCTCTTAATGGCGAGCAAACGCAAACCAAACCGAAGAAGAAAAAGCCTACGACTACGCAGGCAACTGCAACCACGCAAGGAACGCAAACTACGGCTCCTGTTGTTACGCCACAGGTCGCACCGAGTAGCGATACTACACCTACTCCAACGACCACCGCTCCAACGACGGAAACAGGCGTAAATAAACCGCAAACAGCAACTCCGAGCAATCAGTCAACCGAGACGAGAACAGGCGAGGAAACCGCCGAAAACAAGCCTAAGGCGACGAATAGCACGGAAGATACAACCACTACTAAACCTAAGGCGACAACCACCGAGGAACCCTCGACAGTTAAACCTAAGGCGGAAGATACTACCGCCCAGACGGACGAAAACACGCAAAAGCCAAAGGCTCCTGCAAAGCCCGAGACTCCTAAATCAACGAAAGCACCTACTAAGGCTACGGCTCGTAGGGGTGTTATTCGCATTGTTATGTCGAAAGACAATAAGCCGACGTTAAGAGGGGCGGCGGTTA